TGCCGTTCTGTCATGTGGTTTTTCCCTGAGATTTTGAAGGTTTTCATTTTTTTCGCCCCCAAGTTTCATGCCATGTCTTGGAGTTATGACAGCTAACACACAAAGGTTGCAGGTTTGTTTTGTGGTTTGTGCCACCTTGTTTTAAAGGTTGGATATGATCCACACAGGTGGCTGGCCCTTGGCATCCACGACATAAGGGTTCTTCCCTGAGGATCGCTAGCCTGATCTTCTCCCATGCTCGACCATAGCCTCTGCGGTGTGGGCTTGGCCTATCTGTTCGCCTGCCCTGCGCTGGTCTTGGATTATGTTTCTTGTGGTCATGATCACTTGGCATTATGCACCTGCTATTGTGAGATGACATTCTGCAGGTCTACCATCACCTTTGGAGTAGGTGACTAGCAATCGGGTGATGTGCTGGCAGTTATCTTCCTGAATGATTCCTATATGCTGCAGTAGGTCCAGTACAGGTTTCCAGCAGTTATCTAGATCGCGATCCTTGCGCCAGCCTGACCCACCAATGATGACCATGGTAATTGCATAGGGTGGATTAATTACCTTGCCCTTCTTGGTCAGCATTGCCATTAATTCAGCAGCTTTGTGCCAGTCTGTATATTTCTTGGACCTATAGACTTGACCCCTGCGGGATGCCCGAAAGATGTGATTTGCGCTCGGTGGTATAGGAAGCTCTAGCCTCATGCCACCATTTTTGCCGATAATCCTTTAGATACAAAATCTCAAGGACTGGATTTACACCTAGCCAGCTTAGCCTTGGCTGTCTTTAGCTGAAACTTTAGCAGTCTTCTTTCATGTCGTAGCTGTGCAATCATAGTTTTTTGTTTGCCTAGAATGATCATCATCTGTGTAGTAGTTCTGGCTTCAGATCCGCAGTAATTGCAGACACCATAACGCAACATCCTAATCCTTAAACATCTTCTGCAAGTGCCTTCAGTGATAACTATTCTCCTACCATTTTAAAGTTTCGGGTGGGGTTAAATACTCTTGCTCAATCGTGATCCTATGAAGTCCTTCATGCCACCAGTGATCCTTTAACCTGTCTACAACTTCACCATGGATGGATCCAATGATCTCAACTGATATAGTCTCAGGTTTGCTTGGGTGTTCAGACTGGACCACACACAGAACATATCGAACTTTGGTATCTAATTTGTGTGGGGTGATAATTAGCCAGGGGATTGGGTCTGTTATTAGATCACGGGTCTTAACATCCAGTCCTGGCATATCGGTGCCACCATCGGTCAGGGATTGCGATTCATGCAGGTATGCCTGTTGCTGCCAAAACTCTGAAAGATCACCATATAGCCATTCCCATAAAGCTGCTTCACCAGCTAGCCCACAAAACTGGTTATAGGTTCTGGCCTGTTCCTCACTGATGTTAAACTTAGTCATCCTCTGAATATGGATCGGCCAGTTATTTTTCTTGAACCAGAGTGATTTTGCTTCACCAATTTGCCAAAGTAAATTTGTGGTGTGTGGGCCAAACTCAATTAGCATGGATTCCTTTTCCGGTTGCGGGATCCATCCCTAATCAGATTTCAGCCGTAAGTTCTAACCGATGCATCCACTATCATTCTTGCTGGTGGTTCCTCTACTGGATTCTGCTTAAACCTTTTGGCAATGCGGTCTAGGATATCATCCAATGGTTTGTTTCCATTGGGTGCTAAGTCGTTTAAAGTTTTAGCCAAGTTGCGTTCGGATTCTTCACATGCTGCCATCTGGCGCATCCAGTCAGGGTTTCTAAGTTCATAGATTTCCAAGGTCATGATACTTTTCTTACCTTCACCTGATGCAGTGCTTTTAAATGCCAAACTGTTAATACAAATACAGCTTACCCAGCATTTGCTTTTGGATGACCAGATCCCATTCTTAACATGACTTAGGAATGGCACCAGAACTAGACCAGTGCCCCTGCACATCGAGCAATCGGAAACCTCAGGTTTAATAGTTCTGCGGTAATTCTCCCTGCGGATTCTTAAAGCCTTTTCTAGTTCGTGAATGGTTTCCTCTCTTTTGAATATTTTGACCCCAGTCAAATCTTTGGATGCTGCAAGCAGTTCTTCAGGTCCATAACCTTCAGAAGCAAAGTAGGTTGACCAGGCTAAAAGCATCTTTAATTCTCTTTCTTGATCCCAGCCATAGAAGGTTGAATGAAACTGAATCCAATCGGGCCAATCGAAATACGCAGCGTTTGCATCGATAGTAATCATGGTTGGTTCCTTTAATCTGTACAAAAACAAGAGACGGTATCATCAAAATCTGTAAATAATGGCAGTTGCATTTTTGATTGCTTAACTATGCTTTCATAGCTTGGCCGATCTTTTCGAAAGGTATGGTTCTTTGCAGTTGCTGAACCAATGATCTTGGCTTCTTGATCTATCCACCAATCCAAAGCATCTGGGTCTTCCTTGGCGACAAGGTCAAGTCTGTATCTAGATTTCAAAAAACACCCTTGGCAGTTGCCATGATGCATCTGAAGGTTTAAATCAAATGACTGCTTGTTCCAGAATGAAAATATTTCTGGAAGTGTGTTCTTAGCTTCAAAGATTGGAAAGATTGCAGGGTTGCGCCTAGAGTTTGATTTAACATTAGCCACCCTTCTTGGTTCGTCATACCTAAGGCCAATAGCTTGGTTACATTTTTTAAAATCTGGTCCAAGGGTTTTTACATACCTGTCTAAAAGTCTTATCTTCAGCTCCACTGTGCAAAACCTAGCAACTGGATTGGGTAGGTATTGTCTCTCATCAATCAGAATTCCAAAGGGTTCACCTTTTCTAGAGGCTGTTTCAAAGCTAACTACTTTAAATCTTTCATCCTGCTGTTTTCCTTGATATTCAATCCAAGTAATTTCAATGCCCCAGTTATCTTCACAAGCTTTGATAAATTCATAAGTTTTTTCATGTTCCAATCCTGTGTTGCAGAAAACTACTTTTATGCCATCTGGAAGTTTGCCGTCATAAGCTTCAATAATTTTTGCGAGCATGTACCCAGAAGTTCTACCACCTGAAAAACTAATAATGGCAGGGTATTCAATTCTGTAAGGGTTCATGGTTGAATCCTCTGTGGCATTTGAAATCCCCTGGGCATGGCTGATAAAGCTGCCTGGAGATCAGGCTTGGCTTTGCCATTGGTTTGGAAGCTTCTTGGTTGAGCTGGCCTATCTGTTTGGGTTGCCATCCATCTGGACAGGAATGATGGCATTCCCTTTGCCGTTTTGCGCTTAGATGTATTGGTCTCTGTCCAAAGCTTGGCTTTTTTAATCCAATCCAAAATAGGGGCATCTGGATAGGCTTCTTGGATCTGATCAAATAGCTTTTGAGTTAAGGACCATGTCTTTGGATTTCCTACACATGGAAAGATCATTTCAGGTTGGTAAAGTTCTGGTCTGGTTGGCTCAGAGATGGGAACCAGCTCAGAGCAGGTGTCTGCCTCTCCTCTCCTCTCTCTCTCCTCTTCCTCTTCCTCTTCTCTTCTCTCCTCTACTCTAGGCACTGTTTTGCACACATCTGCTTGCAGGTTGCTAGCATCTGCTTGCATAGTGCTAGCATCAACTTCAATAATTTGAAATAAACCCTTATCCAGTAATGACTTAATACCTTTTAGACATTCAGCATCAGTAACCCTCAACACCACTGCAATGTCTTCAATGCTGTAAGGTATGTGTCCATCTGTATAGGTACTTGCTAAAATCCACAACATGGGGCAAAGTGACCTGCCGAACACATCTAGCCTAAGAAATGCAGGGTCCATCAGGCACCCTCTGTGCAGTTTTATCCAGGGTGGATTCCTGTTCTTGTAGTGTTGAAAGTTGGACCAGTTTTTAGGTACTAGGAATTGCATTTTTCTCTCTTTAGTTATGGGTGGGGTAATTCCCCCACCCTGTTATAAAAACCCACTGCAAAGTTCAACCGGCCGTGTCTCACTCCCAGGTAGGATGAGGTGGCCCAGTGCAGTGGATTACTCCTTTAAACTGTTGGCTATCGCCAGATAAGCTGCTGCATCTTCTAGGCTGTCCTGATGATGCCCTTTAGAAAGTCGCGCGATTTTTAGCTGACACATCATGATTGCTACATCGTAGGGAGTGACTTCTGATCCAAGATACTCAGACCAGTAAAGAGCAATCTTAGTAAAGCTGACTACTGGTGGGTCATACTCAGCAGCTCGCTCTCTTATCAGGTCATAGCACTTTTCAAAGAATGCCGAAATGTTTTCATGTTCATCTGGTGGTAGATGTGGGATAGGTTCGTAGGTCATGAATGCTGTTCCTTTTTTGCTTTTGTTTTTTCTTTTTGTATTTGTTCACTGTTACATTCTGGAGCTAACAACCAGATGTAAAACAATTCGTTTAAATGAATGTCTGATTCAGGAAATTCCAACCATGAAACATCATCATCAAGATTAATGACATGGTGAGATTTCAAACGGCTTGCGATGTTTTTACTTTTACCAACATAAAAGCATTGAGATTCACGCCACCCAAAATAAATCCCAGACCTACAATTCATTTCTAATGTTTCTTTAGCCTTGCAAAAAGAACCTGGTGGCTTTGGCATTTCATGAATAATGCAAGCATCTGAAATTAAATGTTTAAGTCTAATCTCTGCTTTGCGTGTGGTTTTAGCCTTTAAAAAAAGGCGATAAGAATCAATTATTTCGGTTAACTTGTTTTCTTTAAGTATCTTGTAAAAGTCTGGATCATCTAAAAGCCTATAAAGTTTGATCCTATCTTTACTATCCCTAATAATTTCTACATCAAAGTGTTTACGGCAAAAATCGTAACGATGTTTCTTTTCTTTTTCGTCTTTAGCAATGCGGTGTTTTTCGATTAAATCTTCAAACTTATTTGACTCAATAAAAATATCTAGAACATCTTTGATACCTTCCAAGTAATGATTAGACATCCCACTATTAACAAGTAAATCACCATGGACTACATAACGGCCCCAAGGTCGGCTAACATTTTTTTTGTCATAAACCAATGTAAATGGTTCTTTTTCTTTGCCAAAATATCTTTCGAGATGAAGATTGATGCAACCGTTATCAAAGTCAATCCCTTTAATTTCGTAGCTATATGAAATATGATCAATCCATTTAACATGCTGGTCAATAATTTTACCAACTTGGGTAGCAGCAGCAGAAAACATTTTCATAAAATCAACGGCACCTTCTGCGCCATCAACTATTTTCTGATGCCTATTTTGTCGGTCAAAAGGACTATACTTAAGAAGGTTTTCACCTTTAAGAAGCAAATCAGTACCAACCTTTGAAAGGTTAATAACATTGGTTGCCCAGTCATCATTATCAACATCTTTTATAATTGCAGAATCATTCAATTATTTACCCATCCTTAGATTTGTAATTGTGTGTTTTTAAATATCAGGCTGGCTAGTCTGACAACAAGTCAGGTGTGTTACTAAGCCAATATCTCATATGGCATAACCAGCCTGATAAGCTCATGAATACGATTGCTGTCAGTGGGTGGGTGCTGACAGCCCCATCAAGGTATCTCAGAGGAATGAACACCTCTGCCACCCCTAATGGGTGGTCGTTAGAAAGGCAATTCATCTTCTGATGCTGCTGGCTGGATGCTCTCGGAACTCAAGGCCATCAAAACAATGTTCTTGTAGTTCCCATTGGTATCTTTCCTAAAGCTTAAGGTTTTGCCACTCATCTTTAAACCAGCCTTAGCCATCTCAGATAGGTAGGGTCTGTCAAAGTTTGGGCCCCAGGAAGGAACATCAAAACCAATCTTCTGAAGATCAAGCAGGCACCTTTTAAAGTTGGCATCAGACTTGAGCCAATAGCTGATTTGCACAGACTCCCCTTCAACAGTCAGATCAAGTTCAAAGATCTTTTGTTTACCACTGGCAGTCTCTAAGGACTTAACTTCCTTGATCCATGCCTTTTTAACTAATCCAAGGTAAGTACCATCAGCTAAATCAGTAGCTTTGGTAGACTTAAAATTAGGATCTAGATCCACTTGCTTTTCAAAGTCAGGTTCGCCAGATACAGCCATAACTATTTAATCCTTAAGTGTTCGCCTCTGGGCAGAAGTGTAACTCCATCAAGAGAGGTGCCCATTTTCAAAGCCTCCCTAATGGTTTCCATATTTGGTTTGATCTCGACCTTCTGAAATTCTGCTGGCAGAAGCTCAGGTAGGATGTTGACCTCTATTGGCTGATTGCCACCATTAGCGCAGATAGACAGATTGAAGTTGTTAGTCTTAAGCTTGTTGATCTTCTGCAAGCCAAAGAAGAACATTAACCTGCCCTTCATCGCCTTGACCGTATTACCATCCTGATCAGCCAGCTTTCGGATCCGGTCAGACTCTTCTTTCCTTGCTGCCTGTGTTAACTCAAGCTCTCTAATAATCCTGCAGTAAGCTTCAACCTTATCTTCAATCTTGCCTTCAAGCTCTTGAAGCAATTCGTCCAGGACTGAATCCAGTTCACCTTCAACGGCTGAATCTTTTTCAATCCAGAATTCCAGAATCTTTGCGCCAGAAGCTAGGTCTAGGATGCTCATTATTTAACCCCCAGTTTCTTTGCTATGGTTGCCTGTGCTTCAATCTTCTGAGCTTCAACCAACTGATCCACAGTCTCAACCTTGTAATGGCTAAGCATCTTTTTCATGGTGCCAGGGAAAGCATGTTCAACAGCCCTGCAAGCATCTTGAAAAGTTTCCATGGGCTTATGCTCATCAACTACTACTGGTGCTGCCAGAGCTGCGACAACAGGTCTGATAGGTTGGGCTTGAATCTGGGATTCCACTTCCGTTTCATCCAACCAACCAAGACCGCAGATGCTAAGGGTTACCCTGCGCTTAGCTTTGGTCTCAGCACACATGATCTTGTTGGACCTAGCTTCACCCATCAAACCCTTAAGGCTTACTACCCCACAGGATTCATCGGTTCGACCTGTCATGTCCTCAGCCCTGGCTGTTACTGTGTAGATATCTTCCACTAGTTCCCTAGATAGGATCTGGATAGATACCCCATGAAGTTTCCGTAACTGATCAGAACACGCCCTAGTTGCGTATAGCTTCAACTTCCCGCCTAAGGGTATAAACTCAAAAGGCTGGGTGTGTGGGTTTAGGCCCAAGCTTTCACAGACCCTAAGGTAATAGGCACTGCGTTGATCTTCACTGAGGGTGCTAAGATCACCCTGAATTAGGACTGCATCCGTTTTGATAGCTACTGAAACAGTAGGCTTTTCCATATTATTTTTTGTCTTCAAAGCTGTCATTAAATACTTCCTGTCGATAAATTTTAAAACTTCTTGGCCCATCAAAACCTAATTGATAGGATCCATCCACTGCTCGCTTCAGGGTGACCACCAGAATCTTGTTCGGGTCGGATTCATCCCAGATCAACACTGACTCATTCACTTTTCTTTCTAATACCAGCATCCTTGCTACTCCTTATCTTTGGGTTCGTCATGTAAAACCGCCATGTATTCGGCCAAGACTTCTAGGTGTCGTTTCACTCTCCCTTCAATGTGCTTTTGTTGTCGTTTGGTATTCTCAGGGTGTAGCTGGGAACTGAAGTCCAAGACTTTGGACATCTGATCCAGTAACAGGTTCGCCATTTGTTTTGTCATCCGTGCCATGTGTGTGACTCCTATAAACTTATCCTATCTGGATAGTTTACAGTTGTCTGTTTGACACCTGCCAGACATCTGCTAGCGTGTGTCAGACATGGCTATCTATTTATGCGGTAGCCACCTTTTGCACGAATTAGAATCATCCGCTCGACCATGTTGCTGAGACATGCCCGAAAGCTACTGCTGTTATCTAGCTGAAGGAGGTTGGCTATTTGCTGTGCTGATATGATTTCTTTTTTAACAGACCTAATCACCAGCAATTCAAGCTCGGTGAAAAACCGCCAGTGCTTGGGTCGCTTATTTTTTTTTGCGAGCAGGT